GTTATAGGAATAATGTTTGGTTTTTTATATAGCAAAGAACAGTTAGAACAAGGAAACGAAATAACACTACAATGTGTTATCGGAGTAATTAGTATAACTGTAATATGGACAAACCAACACAATGGCTATCAATAGTTGCTGAAAGGCACAATGAATGGGTTAGTATAGTAAAGAGTTTTGGAGAGTATGACTTCTGTGAAGATATAGTGCAGGAAGCGTATCTAACCATATATAAGTATGCAGATGAAACAAAGGTTATTAGAAATGGTATCGTTAGTAGGGGGTATATGTATTTTACTCTTCGTAGTTTGTATTACCAATATTATAACTCTAAAAGAAAGATTGACAAAGTTTCTCTTGATGATGAAGAGTTTACCATCCAAATTCCAAACAATTCGCAAATGGATGAGCAAGTAGCATTTCACAAGATATGTACAATGATAGACGACCATATAGATAGTTGGAGGTGGTACGAAAAGAAATTGTTTTCTTTGTATAGAGACACAGAACTTTCTATAAGAGGAATAGCTAAAGAAACTAACATAAGTTGGGTAAGTATATTTAACACGCTTAAACACGCTAAAAACGAATTAAACGAAAAGTTTAGAGAAGATTGGGAAGATTATAAAAATAAAGATTATGACAGAATTTAAAGGAGACAAACGTACCAAAGAGTACAAAGAGTGGAAAAAGAAACACGCAGCAGCAAGTGAAGGACTTGGAGACACAGTACAGAAAGTATTTCAATCTGTAAAAATAGATAAGGCTGTAAAGTTTATAGCGGGAGAAGATTGTGGATGTGATGAACGTAAAGTTAAGCTAAACGAAATGTTTAGATACAAGAAACCTGAATGCTTGACAGAACAGGAGTTTGATTTAATTAAGATGGCAGTAGACACAAAAAAGAATAAGTTTACACCTGATGAGCAAAACGCTTTTGTATCTATCTATGAAAGAATATTTAAAACCAAAGTAGAGTGTACACCTTGTAGTTTTGGTAAAGTAGTGTATAAGGATTTGGTAGCAGTTTATAATCAGTATTTATAATGGCAGTATCAAAGGGTAGATATGCATACTCCTTTAGCGAAGGAAAAAAAGCTGAAGATAAATTTAGTCAATTAATGATTGATAGACAAAATACTTGTGTAAAATCAAGTAAGATTGATGACATCAATAAACACATTGATTTTTATGTAAATAATATTGGAGTAGATGTGAAAGGAAACCGACATCTGCAAACTATATGGCTTGAATTAAAAAACGTAAAAGGCAATAAAGGATGGTTGGAGTGTTGTTCAGAATATATAGTTTTTGATATTGTAGAAAAAAAGTCATTTTGTTTTTTTAAAAGAGAAGATTTATATAACTATGCAATACAGTTTAAAGATATAGCTAAAGATAAAACAGAATATAAAAAAAGATACACAAGGAAGGGAAGATTAGATGTTTTAATAAAAGTAAAATATACAGATATAGAACAGTATTTAATACAAGAAATAAAGTATGAATAAAAAGATAAACAATATACGAGAAGCAGAGTACTACGGAAACTTTAATAATATAGGCGAAAAAATAGTTAAGTGGAGAAAAGCAAAACCCAAGAACAAAGAGTTAAACGAAATGTATTTCTGTTGGCAAGATGTAGGGTTTTACGTTCACAACCTTATAACTAATGAAAGGTTATACGAGCAATCAATAAGTGAATACCGTAGTGATAAGATACGTGCAGTAGAAAGAGCAAGAAAAGCAGAACAAAAGATAGGAGAGTTAGAAAAAGAATTACAAAAATACAAAACCTTATATGGCTAATTTTATTTTAGGATACGTTGCTTTAAGGATTGTAGAATACTTTATAATTAAATTATTTTATTTTTTCATTGATGAGTGATAGTATAAAAAAATACGAAGAGATGTTAGAAGCAGGAGGATATGTTTCTGATTCAACATATAACCACATACCTAAAGACCCAATAGTAGAGGATGTAGTTAGAACATTGAGAGCAAGAAGCAGGGAGGGAATACATAAGTATGGTACTACCTTGTATGATTCTCCTGATGGATTTTATAAGTGGATACAACACGCACAGGAAGAAGCAATGGATTTTATATTGTATTTAGAGAAGATTAAGAATTTAAACAAATGAAAGAAGCTACATTGGTTAAAATGCAACACGACCTAAAGCTAACTCAACAAGCATTAGTAGTTGCACTAAACAGATTAGAAAAATTAGAAGAAAAAGTTTTTGAAAAAAAAGATTAATTTTTTTGTTAGTTTAAAAAATGTTTATATCTTTACACTATAACAAAAACAATTATACAAATGAAGAAATACATATTTGATAACAAAGAGTGTTATTCTACAGGATTAGTAAAAGATTCTACAATATCAGGATTGGTAGAAGTAGAGTTTAGAAATGAAAACGAAGTAGGATGGTATGATAAAAAATATTTTACTAAAAACTCTATCTTACTTTAAAAAACAGGGAAGGAAACTTCCCTTTTTAATTATATAATTATGACATACGAAGAACTTTACTACAGGTCTATGACAGACCAAGAATTACAAAGAGTAATTAATACCCACGAATTTCTTGATGGTTACGTTGACAGGTGTCAGCAAGAACTGAACAGAAGAAAAGAAGAACAAACAGAAATAACAAGATTATGATAACACTATTAAACGGAGAAACCTATCTCAAAGAAGAAATAGTAGGAATGGCACACGATGATTCATTCTACTACGGTCATCTTGGACAACACGCATTAAGTAGTTCATCTCTTAAAACACTCTTAAAGAGTCCAAAGACTTACAGAAACATCCTAAAGTATGGAGACCCTAACGGAGATAGTCCTGCATTAGCAGCAGGTAAGTTAGTACATTGGATGATACTTGAACCGCACAAAGTAGATGCTTTGCATTTTGTAGATGCTTCCACAAAGAATACTAATAAGTACAAAGATGCTAAAGCAAAGTATGGAGAAGTGTTTCTTACAAAAGAAAGAAGTGCAGCAGAAAGATTAGCAGATGCAGTATTAAGAAATGAAGCAGCACTCAAACTATTAACTAAGTCAGAGTTTGAAGTACCTGCAATAGAAATGTTAGAAGGATTACAATTTAGAGGTAAAGCAGATATTATACAGGGAGATTCTATAATTGATTTAAAGACCTCTGCCGACCTTTCTACCTTTCGGTATAGTGCAGACAAGTATGGGTACGATTTACAAGCGTGGTTGTACTTAAAATTGTTTAACAAAGAAAAGTTTACCTTTTTAGTGATTGACAAAGCAAGTACAGATATAGGAATCTTTGATGTAAGTGATGAGTTTTTAGCAAGAGGCGAGAACAAATTTAGACAAGCAGTAGATAACTATAAGTACTTCTTTCAAGAAGAAAACGATTTAGACCAATATGTAATGAGAGGAATATTGTGAGAAAGGTTTGTACTAAATGTGGGGAAGAAAAAGAATTGGAATTATTTAAAAAATGTAAAGATTGTCTTGATGGTTATCGTAGTAGTTGTAATAAATGTTTTAATGCTTACATGAAAAAATATTATGAAATAAACAAATGCAAAGTATTAAAAATAAACAGAAAAAGTTATTATAAAACAAAGTTGAAAAATCCCGAATTATTAAAAAGAAGGAGAAAAAAATCTAATGATAAACGAAAGACTGATATTTTCTTAAAACTAAGAACAAATATTAGTAATTCAATAAGGAAGAGTATTTACAATAATGGATTAAAAAACATACAAAAACACATAAAATTCTTGGTTGTTCTTTTGACAAATTTAAACAACATCTTGAATCACAATTTCAAGAAGGAATGACTTGGTATAATTATGGAAGAAATGGTTGGCATATAGACCACATATATCCTGTATCAAAAGCAAGAGATGAAGAACATTTATTGCAGTTAAACCATTATACTAACTTGCAGCCTTTGTGGGAAAAGGATAATATAACAAAAGGCAATAGATTAGATTGGAGTGAATAAAGATATAATAGAAGAGTTTTACTTACTTGCTTTAGTAGATATAGCAAATGGAAAAGATATATCCGATTTAGAAGAAGCTATTAATCTCTATCAGGAAGCAGAGGAGTATGAAGCCTGTGCAGGAATACTAAAAGCAATACACGAATCAGGATATATGACAATAAAAGATATAATAAATAAATTAGAAGATGAACAAAGAGATGATTAAAGAAATAGTTGAACAACACTATCAACTTAAACTTGAAACAAACACTAGAAAAAGAGAATATGTAGAAGCAAGAAGCATTTACTACAAACTACTAAGAGAAAAAACAAGACTACCATTATCACATATAGGTAAAACACTAAACAAAGACCACGCTACTGTATTACATTCTTTAAAAAACCTAAAAGATTGGTTAGAGTATGACCAACAAATTAAAAGCGATTACAATTCTATTCTTGATAGGATTAATTACGCCATAAGTATTAACCCTGATGAGTTTTGTAGTGCTGAATCTTTAGAAGGGTTTTACGAGAAACAATACAAAGTCTTGGAACAAAAATATAACTTCTTAAAAAGTTTACTAAAGAGGTACGAACCTAATCGAATAGAGAACTTTGATTAACAAACAAATAGTTTTTTTATTGTATTAATTAATTAATCTATTTTAATTATGGATGGTAGAAAAAACAATGGTGGTCATTCTACAAAAGGATTCGCAGGAAGAAAACCTAAAAGCGAAGAAATAAAACTCGTAGAAAGATTATCTCCTTTAGAAGATGCTGCACTTGATGCGTTAAAGAAAGGTGTTGAATCAGGAGAACTTAAATGGATACAACTCTATCTAAACTACTATCTCGGTAAACCAAAAGAAACAAGAGATATTACTATCAACGAGGACTTACCGTTGTTTATGGAGGATTAGGGATAATCAAAACCCTATTCTCTAACCTATATGAGGGTAAAGAAAACAATAGCCTTTCACAGATTAAAGGAATTACAAAGCAGGATACGAATAGTTAAGGGAGGTACATCAGCTTCCAAGACTGTATCAATACTTTGTTTGTTGATTAACTACGCTATAAGAAACGATGGTAAAGAAATAAGTGTAGTAAGTGAAAGTGTACCACACCTGCGTAGAGGTGCTTTAAAAGACTTCTTAGCGGTTTTAAAGGGTCTTAATAGGTATAAGGATAGTCAATATAATAAAAGCACCTTAAAATACACCTTTACAAATGGTAGTTATATAGAGTTCTTCTCAACAGACCAACCTGATAAACTAAGAGGTGCAAGGAGAACAGACTTATATATTAATGAGAGTAACAACGTACCCTTTGATGCTTACACACAATTAGCAACTAGAACAAGTGGGACAATATGGTTAGACTACAACCCTTCTAATTTGTTTTGGGTAGACAAGGAGTTGATAGGACAACCTGATACCGATTACATCACATTAACTTACAAAGACAACGATGCATTACCTGAATCAATAGTTAGAGAAATAGAAAAGGCTAAAGAGAAAGCAAAGACCTCAACGTATTGGGCAAATTGGTGGAAGGTATATGGATTAGGTGAACAAGGAAGTTTAGAAGGGGTATGTATTCCTGATTGGAAAGAGATAGATAGAATACCTGAAGATGCACGATTAATGGCTTATGGAATGGACTTTGGTTATTCAGTTGACCCTACTACATTAATAGGACTTTACAAATGGAATGATGCTTATATATACGATGAGGTTCTATATAAGAAAGGAATGTTAAACAGAGATATAAGCAGGTTCATATCACAGCAAGATATAAAAGAAAACATTGTAGCTGATTCAGCAGAACCTAAATCAATAGCAGAATTGCAAGGATATGGACACTCTATCTATGGAGTAAGCAAAGGAAGAGATAGTGTAGTGTATGGTATCAACCTAATAAATCAAAACGAAATATACGTTACAGCAAGAAGCAAAAACTTAAAAAGAGAACTACAAGGATACGTATGGGCAAAAGATAAAGAAGGAAACACTTTACAAAAACCTACAGGTGAGCATCCTGACTGTATAGATGCTGCACGATATGTACTAACAGACCAATTAGAGAATCCTAATAAGGGAGAATATTTTATCTACTAATTTGTTTGTTTAAAAAAAGTTTATATATTTGTATAAACAAAGTTTAATTAATACAATAATTATGGAAGATTTTACAGAAATAATGATTAGTAATTTAACAAGAAAAGAGAACAGAAAGAACACATTAAAATTTATTGGGTACGTTATTCTCTTTGGAATGTTTGGAATAGCATCAATGTATGGGTTTTTATACTTTATGCTATGGGCAAATGAAATAACAGATAAGATACTTGGAATATTATAAGATGCAAGAAGCGTGTTGGTACGAACAAATATACGTTGTACAAGAACCTGTACGTAAAGGAAAAAACCCTGAAGTAACATTATATGTAGATTACAAGGGTAGAACAAGAGTAGGAAGTCAAAAGATAACCTATAAGCAAAATAGTATAGAATTAATAGAAGCAATAAAGACTGCATACGAATACGCATATAATAGATTCATATTAAATAGTTAGTTTTTTTTCATTTGTTTTTGATTGGGATTAGGTAGCTTTATGCTGCCTTTTCCTTTTTATACATATTAGTAAATTATTTATTGTAATTATATGAAAGTAGAAATAAACGTACCTGATTCACTTAACGAAATTACGTTAGCACAGTATCAAAGATTTGAGAAGCTGAACACAGAAGAGAATCAAGGTTCTACATTCTTACTACAAAAGATGGTAGAGATATTCTGTAATCTTGACCTAAAGGATGTAGCAGAGATTAAATACAAATCAGTACAGGAGATTGCAGTACACCTAAACAAGGTGTTTGATGCAAAGCATAGTTTGATACCTACGTTTAAATTAGGAGCAGTAGAATACGGTTTTATACCTGTATTAGATGATATGACTTTAGGGGAGTATATAGACCTTGATGAGAACTTGGGAGATTGGCAAAGTATGCACAAAGCTATGAGTGTACTATACAGACCTGTTAATTTTAAAAAAGGACATAAGTACAATATAGAACCATACAGCGGAATGAATGAAAACCTAAAGTATATGCCTTTAGATGTTGTATTTGCTGCGATGGTTTTTTTTTGGAATTTAAACAACGAGTTAATACAAACTATCCTGAACTATTTACAGAAGGAAACGAACAATCTGACTACTCAACAGAAGGAACGTTTGGAAGCAAGTGGGGTTGGTATCAATCAGTCTATGGAATCTCTAAAGGAGATGTTACCAAGTTTGATGAGGTTACCAAATTAAACGTACATCAATGCTTAATGTATTTGGCATTTGAAAAAGATAAAATAGAATTAGAAAAGAAACTAATTAAGAAACGATGAAAGGGTTTTACAACGTAACAGATAAACTAAAAGATGCACTTATAGCAGAGCCATTTGTAAACACAGTTACATTTGGTTCATTAGATGATGTAGACCTGAACAAACAAACTATCTTTCCTTTGTCTCACATCATAGTAAACAACACTACGGTAGGAACTAAAACACTAACGTTTAACATCAGTATCCTTTCTATGGATATTGTGGATATAAGCAAAGATGAGGTAGAAGATATATTTGTAGGAAACGATAACGAACAAGATGTACTAAACACTCAATTAGCTTTACAGACAAGAGTAATCAATACTTTGCAGAGAGGTGACTTATATACAGACCTGTATCAGGTACAAGGAGATGTAAGTTGCGAACCATTTGTAGATAGATTTGAAAACAAGTTAGCAGGATGGGCAGCAACCTTTGATGTGGTAGTACAAAACGATATGACAATATGCGACTAACAAAAACACAAGAGGCATTAGAGGCTTTCAAGTCGTTTGTTATACAACAAGCACGTACAAGACTTTCTAAAGGCAATAAGAACGTCTCTAAAGAACTTTATAATAGTTTAAAGGGTAATGTAAAGGAGATGCCTAATTCTATTAGCGTATCGTTTGCAATGGAAGAATATGGTTACTATCAAGACAGAGGTGTTAAAGGTGCTAAATCTACATATCCTGAAATAGGAAGATATGGTACATTGGCAAAGTTTGGTTCAGGCAAAAGTAAAAAAGAAGGTGGACTAACTAAAGGAATCAAAGAATGGGTAAGAGCAAGAAGATTTCAATTCAGAGATAAAAAAACAGGTAAGTTTATGTCTTACGATAGCACAGCTTATCTAATTACAAGGTCAGTATATAATAAAGGTATAAAAGCAAGTTTATTCTTTACTAAACCATTTGAACAGGCATTTAAAAAATTACCTGATGAACTTATAGAAAAGTTTGGTTTAGACGTAGAAGATTTCTTGGCATTCACATTAAAAGAAGATAGATTAAGATGAGTACAAAAATAAACGTAAGAAGTCCATATTTTTTAGCTTATAGTGAGCCTTCAAT